GAATTATTACATCTGTTGAGAATAATCGTTGTAGCCTCGAAAATACACTAGTATCTGCCATTTTAAATTAATTATATGTTATAAATATTATAGTAACCAACTAATGTCCTCTTGTCCATGACCATAGTTTATTTGGTATGGGTTATTATATTGATTTGGAGTGTATGCTCCATTAAAATTTGGTTTATTAACTGATATGTTGCTTAACATTGCACGAGCTAAGTCAACACCTTGGGATTTATATTTTAAAGCTGTGTCTCTTACATACATTGCTGTTCCAAAACTCATAACTAAGTCGTCATTATAGCCTGATTGTGCTTCTGCTTTACCATTTTTCCAAATAAACACTTTCATTTCCTCAACTAAACGTTTAGATTGTATAATAACACTCTTATCTCCAATATACTCACGAAATTTATTAATGACAAGGGGTCTTGTTCTTAAATTCATTGAGAAACCAGGTACAAGTTTTGATGGATCATCGAGTTTTTCTAAATAAGATTCAGCATTTATTGCTTCAGTTTTAGGAGAGAAATACAAATTTTTGTATCCTCTTTCTTGAATTGAGTCAAGAGTTGCCCATCCTATATTATTATTCTCAACTACTAATAATGCTTCATTATACTCTGTTGAAATAGCTACTAATAAATAACCAAATTCTTTTGGTGATATTTGGCCTTTATATTCAGCTACTTGTGTATTAGTGTCAATATCTATAATATGGAATGCTGAAAAGTCTTTACTATCACCTCGAGCAACGTCTGCTACAACCATGTAACTACGAGTGTAATCAGCTGGTTCCCAAATCCATAAGTTATGGTCTACACCTCGTCTTTCTAATGGATCTTTGATATATGTTTGTGTAATAAACTCAAGATATTCAGGATAAAATACAACATCTCCTGATGTATTAAAGTCACAGTCACACTCTTGAGCTGCCATTCTTGGGTCACCTAGTAACTCATCTTGTCGTTTTCTCCATGCTTCATCTCGTTCAGGATGAACATACCAAGGTAATTTAATAGGTAAGAATTGGTTTTCACCTGATTCTGCTTTAACCCATGTTTGATGAAACCAGTTACCAGTACCAAATGGAGTAGATAATACAATTGCTCCTCCTCCTGTTGCTAAGGTTTGTTGAGCAGATGCCCATATTTCAGCAATACCATCAATAAAAGCTGCCTCATCTATAATAAGAAGTGAAACGGCTTCAGATCGACCTGCATCACCTGCTGCTGAAACTGCTTTAACTTGTGAACCATTACTTAATCGTAATGTTAATTTATTGTTTTCTTCAGCTGGTATTTTTAGCCATGATGGTAGGTTTTCAAACATGAATTTAACTTTTGTTACCATGTTTTTAGCTGTTTCCTGTTTAGTAGCTATACATAAAACGTTTTTGTCTTTTTGAAACAACATCAACCATAATGAATAACCTGCTACTAATGTTGATATACCTAACTGTCTAGATTTAAGTATTATATCATATGGATTATCTCTCCATAAATGTAATACCTTTTCTTGGAATGGGTATAAATTGAATATGATTCTACCACGAGTTGGATGCTGAATGTTGCAATACTTCTTCATAAAGTGTGCAGGGTCAGTAGCACACTTAAGGTATTCTTCTCGGATTATTTGTTTTATATCTTGACTCATGAAAACTATTTAGGTTCTGGTATATAAATATATCAAAAACCTAGGTAATGTTTAACCTGTCCAATACGCTGTTCAGTAGTACCTGATATGATTCCAAAGTTTTTAAAATTATCTAAATTGTCTTTAACAATATGTTTAATAGTTAAATCAATTAATTCACGATATTCAGCATTAGTTTCTCTGACTCCATTATCTTCAATTTCTACTCCAATAGGAGAAACATAGAATACATAATCATATTCTTTAATAAACATTGAAGCATATCTAATAAATTCTTCTTTATCTACTTTATCAATAGATTCAGCGCAATGAGTAAAAGCCATTACATCAATAATTGTTCTATCAGTAATAACATTTTCTCTCATTAACTCAGAACAACGTTCAGCTAAGAATATTGTTTGACCTTTTAATGTACTATCAGTGTTTAATGGAATACCTAGATCACGTAAGTATTTACTACGTTCAGTAGCAAAATAATAATCCTTAAATTCAGGTAATTCTTTTAAAGCATTTACTAGTGTTGATTTACCAACACTCATTGTTCCACAAAATCCTATTTTCATAACACTATCTTTTTTTCGTGACCTACTATAATTGTAGGATCAATATATGACTTAAATCCTTTTTGCCTAGCTTTTTCTTGAAAAGTAAAATCTTCCCATTGATCAGGATCAATAGGTTCAAATGGATCTATTATATAATCTAGTACTTCACGTTTAACTAACATAAAACCCATTCCATTTGCCTTTACTTCAATTAAATCTGTTTGACCTTCAATATCATTAATAGTTAATGTTTGACCATCTAACCCACAACATGCAAACATATCTGATGTTTTCTTATATATTCCTGATACTATAGGTAAATTATGATTTACTAGTTTTTCAAGCATTTGAAAATTAAATACTTGATCACTATCAATCCACATATAGTGAGTTGGTCTTAACATTTTAGCTCGATCAAGTAATGCTTGTCTATTGTAAAATACATTTGGAACATAACCTGTAACATGAAACCAATCCCATTCTTTAGGAATTGATTTTAATGTATTTGTCCAACTATTTAAAAATTTTTCTGAAAATTCTCTACCTGGAAGAATAAAACCTATTTTCATATTTGTAATATAATAAAAAAGGCTTGCATTTGCAAGCCTAATTTAAAATATGTTTTTAAAGATTAAAATCTAGTTTCCAAATCTTTGATAGTAGATTTAGCTAAATCATTAAAATCAACTGTATTGTTTCCTTTACCCATATTCCAAACATGTTGGAAGGCATCTACTAGAAAAGCAACTTTATCGTAATCTGCTGGGTCAGTAGCATAATCCATTGGATCAAAATCTCCGTCTGGAGATGGAGTATCATTAATAGCACCAATTATCTCTTTAACTTGGCTTTCATTGATCAATCCAGCCAATTTTTGCATTTTTAAGAATTCCTTATTCATTATATAGTGTTTTTATTTATGTATAAATATAGACTGCCTTTAAAAAATTATGATCTAGTTCCTTTTCCTATACTACTTTTAAACCATGGTAAACCAATTCCGCTTTTCTTTGCTTTTTTCCAATCATCTTTAGTATGTTCAAGACCATTGATGAAATATTCTTCTTTTCCGTCTGGGTGAATTACTGCTGGTCCTTCCCAATTATGTAACTTACCATCTTTCATGTAACGAACCACACCTTCAGTTGATGTATACTTTTTAACCTGTAATGTTTGGTCCATTTCGAATTTTTTAATTTCTTTACTCATATTATTTAATTTATATCTAAATATAACATCATTTTCCCGCAAAGCCAAACAGAGGGTGTCAAATGTTCTCCAAATATTCCATGAAATCTTGATAAACTTGTTTATGAGATTTGGGAGCTTTTGAAATAGTTTCGTTTAAAAGTGTTAAAACATCGCCTTTAGATTCGGTAATTAACGACTTAAAACCGTTTAAAACCGACTCAGCTAACAATATATTATCATTGTCGTCACCATAGTCTTCTAGGTCATTTAAATACAAAGTAATGTATTCATTTATATTATTTAAGTGCTTCATATACTAATTTTTTTAATCGTGTGAGTATTTCTTTAACATTTTGGATTTGACTATTTAACCACTTTAAACGTTGTCCAAAACGTTTTCCTTCCATTGGTTTTTCCATGTTTTCTTCTGGGATGTACTTGGCTAGTGGTTTCATATATTCACTTCCTGTTAAGAATATGAATTTGTCTTTTTCAGGACTAACACCCGCTGATTTCATTTGTTTAACTGTTTCTTCTCCCCATTTCTCTTTTTCTGCTTTAGGCATTTCTTTAAGAGTTTTATCGTAAGGTGCTAATTCTTTAGTTAAAGGAACTAAATGATGTTTAGCAGATAGAATGTATATTTTATCAGGTTTAAGTGCTTTACCGTATTCTAGTGTTTTCTGGAACATTGGAGAAGCAGAATACAGCTCCTGGGCTGGAGCTGCATGGTCTAATTTTGATTTTGTACAACTTAAAAGTACTATTTTAGCCATTAATAATGTTTATTCATAAATATTAAGCTAAAATTATTTCTTTAACAATTGTTTTTTTAGCTAAACTATTCATATGATAAACTAAACAAGGCATTTGTTGTTGTAGATATTGAGGACATCTCTCACCTAGTTTTACAATCAATCTATCTAATGATATTGATTGATCTCTACCTGACATTGGTCCGTCATAGAA